ATCCCCGTTACCGGATATCCCGCGAACATCGTTCCCCGTTTGGCAGGATCGTCATCGATGAACCCGAGGATCTCCAGGTTCGGGTCAGCTGCCGTAACCCTGCGGAGCAGCCGCTCCACGTGAGGGTTGGATGCGCCATAGAGAGCTATCCGCGTCATGGGGTTATCTTAGCAGGAACCTTATGGACGATCGCGAGTCCGTAGCGGAACAGGACTGAATCGCACTCCCCGTCCCGGGTTTTCAGCAGCTCCAGCAGGGATGTCATCGTGCTGATCATCTCTGGTTCGTACTGGGTGGGGACCAGTCCGTGGAACCCTACGTACCAGTCTTCGATAACGTAGTAACCACCGGGGGCAACCTGGGGCCACAGGATTTCGAAGGTTCTCTTCGAGAGTGTCCCGTTATGGCTGGCATCTTCAACGATCAGGTCGAAGGGACCGAGTTCAGCAAGTGAAAGGTCATCCTGGTTCTTGACAACTTTCACTGTTCCCTGTGGCCATATAGCCGCCTGGTTGCAATCCACCCCGGTGATTGTTCCCAGCGGGAAAAGCCCCTGCCACATCCGCAGGGATTCCCCCTCGTAAACCCCTACTTCACAGACGTTCCCGAAAGGACCGATATCTGCGGCAATCTTCAGGTACTCCCGGAAGTATCCGTGCGGTTCGATCTTATCTGTCTCGATATAGCTGGGCACCTGTATTCCTGCGGAATACGGATACAAGTAAGCCATCTGCGATTACCTTCCTGAGTTCACCGGGGGCATTGCGCCCCCGGTGAACTACAGGATACTAGAGAACGCCGCCGCGAACGGAAATCTGCCCGAAAGTGGGGGCAACCGCGTAAATCAGGTCCGTTGTCCCGTGCGCATACAGTGCAGGGGTGGACGTGGAAACCGTGGTTGTCCCGACCGAGGTGGCAACATTGAGAACCTCCAGGTTGGAGGTCCACTGAGTGTTCGCGATAATGAACTGCGTCCCCGGGGGGAGTGCCGTGACCGCACCAGCAGAGAAAATCTGAGTGGTGCTGCCCGCAGTGGAGGCACTGCTCACCGTCCCGAGCAATGTACCCTGGCTGATCGCAGAAATCGCGTACAGCGGGGTGAGCACATTAGTCAGGAACACCGGCTTCGTCCTCGGGGGGATGGGGAGTCCGCTGGTGGTGGTGACGTTTGCCTGCCCCACGTAAACAGTGTTATTCCCGTTGTTGTGCAATTCAACCGTGTTCGGGGCACTCGTTGACGGGGTGAACAGCCACGTCGGGGTGTAAGACAGGTTTACCCAGTTCGGGGAGCCTGGAGGAAGGTTAGCCATGATGTCTCCTTAAAGAGAAAGTTTCCTCTTATTTAATTTAGATAACGGAGACAACCGAGCCATACCCAATGGACACGTTCAGCCCGCCAGCAGGCGATGCGGCAGCAAACCCGTAAAGGATAGTGCTGTTCGGGACCTGGCACTCGGTAAGTACTACAGAAGAGCCAGTCGGAAGCCCGAAGCTGGTGGTCGTAGCTGCACTGGTAACCCCGGTCCCGAGGGCGATGAAGCATGTGCTCGCACCGCTATTGGTCACGACCAGATCACGCTGGTAGCCAGTTGTCGAAGTCGTGTAAAGCGCTGTTGACGTAGTAGCAGCAGCAGTAACGACTGTCTGGTAAGAGGTAGCGATAGCCACAAAACTCCTTTTTGTATCTGAAATGATGCGGCTAAGCTGCCGCTTTGCGGGTTAAAGAACGTAACCCAGAACCCGGAGGGGAGGGGTCATTGTAGTCCCGCCCCCTCCGGGAACCTGGAGATTAACTGAAAGGCGTAATATCGCTGACCTGGAGTCCCTGGAGGATTCCGCTGTACATAGGAGCATGTGCAACGAGAGTCCCCAGGAGGAAAATGGAGTAGCGGAAGGAAGCGTCAATGACAGGCCATGCGACACTAACGTAATCCTGCACGCAAGTCATTTCCCACGCATTGTCAACGTGGCTCCACGTCTGCGGGAGCTGGTAGCTCATAAGCAGCGCGGTGCCCTGGCTCATCCACGGGTGGACAGTCAGCTTGACAGTGCTCCTGGTGACCGGGTTGACGAACTCTGCAACCGCAGCGCCAGCACGAATGCCGCCGATCTGCGACTGGTCGATGTTCAGCAGGTAGTTAAGAGCGCTACCCTGGTTGAGCATGTCATTTGCGAGCCTCATGAGGTCGCCACCATCAGCGACAATCTCAGAAGGATCAGCCTTGAACACGCCCGGGGTGACATTGTTCATGCCATTGTTTTCCCACAGGGCATCCAGTGCGGTGAAAATGACGTTAGTGCTCAGGTGAGTTCCGACGCTCTGGTTGACATATCCGCCCTTCCAGACGTTCCCGCCTCCGAACCCGACGTTAGAGTAGGGACCGCTACCGGTTGCGGAAAGCCCGGTGAGAGTGGGGATAAGCCCCTCCATCCGGTTTCCGGAACCCGTTCCGGTGTCTGTGGTCGGGAAAGAACCGTTAGCGGACGTGGGGTCAGCACCCTGGATAGTGAACCGGATACCACCGACAGCGTTCGCGGTCTGCGCACCGCTGGTGGTGACTCCTGCCTGCACGGTGGTTCCTGCCATCAGGAATACGGTGGCAGAGTTACCTGCGTAGTAAAGGTTGTACTGCTGGGCTCCGGTAACTGGCGCAATGGTTACGTCAATAACCTGACCAGCGGAAGTGGTGACAGTCGCGGCAGTGCTAGCGGCAGTCTCCCCGAAGTAGTTCAGCGCGGAGACCCTGACACGGGCAGTACCAGTGGTTCCGACAGCAGTCTCATTCGATCCTGCAGTACGGGCAACCAGAGTGGGGGCGCTGGGAGTAGCCAGAGGCTGGGAAGACCCAGCAATCATCTGGTACTCTTCACCCAACATCATCTCCTGGAGAAGCACCAGGTTTGCCAGGGCAGAAATATCTTCGAATCCCTGACCTTCGAACTGAGCGAGCCACGAGAGCGACTCAGTAAGCCCGAAGAAACGGTAAGGGACATTCAGCTTGAACTCAGTCTGCTTACCAGAACCCGGGAGGTTCATGGGCCACTGAGTGCTCGCCATCGTCCCGCCTGCCTGGACCAGCTCAGGAATGGAGATGTCAATAACGCCCTGACCCCCGGTCTGGGAGCCGCTGACCCCGAGCAGACCGTAGACCTGGCGGGAAGCACCCTGACCGGCAGGACGGGGGAACTTGTTGCGGAAAAGGGTATATACCGGGTAGATGAGCCTCGACGGTGCGAGCAGGTCAAAGGGGACCAGCCCATAGGGAGCACCGTTAAGCCCCAGGTTTCCCGCAGTGAAAGACTTCCCGAGAGCAGCGTCCTGAGACTTGCGGACTTCCGCGTCATTGTTCAGCTGCATTCCCAGACCCTTGTACTGCTGGGGTGCCTGCCGCCACAGCTCAGGGTTAATCCGGGATACGGTGTCAGCGGAATTCCACCGACCGTCAAAAGCAGCAGCCCTGGTATCGAGAATCGCCTGATGCGACTTGGACAGGATCTGGGTGCTGTGGGCTCCCTCACTGAGGGGACGCCCGTCATTGGTAATGTGCCCGACACCCTTGACAAGGGACTTGGTAAGGGTAGTCATCGTACCCTCGTAGTCGGACCGGCGAGCTACGCGCTCACCGAAAGCGCTCGCACTGCCAGCAGAGGACCCGCCCATTCCTGGGGCGGTAACCTCATCGGCTGTAAGAACGTCAGCCATACGAATTCTCCGATCTTGGAGCGAACTCAATAATTACTCTGTAATCCCGCCGCGCTTGTCCAGCTCGTTACGGGCTGCTTCCCGCTCATGCGGGTTCTCACTCGTACGCCAGACGTGATGCAGCTGGCGGTTAATCATCTGCTGAGTGCGCTCCGCGATCTCAGCCTGCTTGGTAACAGCCACCGGCTGTACCGACTTCATGGCAAGACCTGCCCATGAAGTAGTCTTGGGGTCAGCAGCGTTAGCGGCAGCCTCCCAGCGGGCTTCCTGCTCGCTGATAGTTGCCTGCTGCTTGTTGATCTGCTCAACCAGCGGAGCAATAGCATCCGCGATGGCAGACTTGATAATGTCCTCAGAGGAAACCTCGGGGGCGCTCTTGGTAATCTCGGGAGTCTCCGCAGCCTTCTCGACAGGAGCCACGACGGGAGCCTCAGTCTCGAACCCGAGCATCTTAAGGGCTTCCTCGCGGGTGATGATCCCGCTCTCGAACTGCGTCTTGACAAGCTCAGCCTGCTGCAATTCGAGTGCCTTCTGGGTTACCCTGCGACCCAGCTTGGTGCGAGCCTCATCGACAGTCATCTTGCCTGCGAGCACCTTCTTGCCCAGCTTCTTCTTCATCCCCTTCTCAGCGAGAGCAAGGAACTCAGCAGAAACCTCGGGGGTCTCGACAGTCTTGGAGAGAGCCGCGTCAGTCTCAGCGACCTCAACCTGCTTGCCCAGACCAGCCGCAGGCGGAATGGGGCGAGACTCGGGCTGCGTCACATTCTGCGTCATCGGGCACAGCGGGGGGAACATCCGCGAAACGTTATCGTGGATCAGGGAGAGCGCCTGGCGTGCCTTCTCCTTTTCCACGTGCGCGTAATCGATCCGCGTGGGAACTCCCTGTGCGTCTGGGTACTCAGCTCCGCCCTTCATGTGAGAGGGGCTTGGAGACTGATGTCCCGACGCCAGCGGGGGACGGTCAAACGAATGCGCGTTGGGGGAGCCGCTGGCAACATCCGGGGAGGAGTTAGGTCCGTCATACCCCGGGGAGTTAGCGGCGTGCCCTGCGGTGATCACCGGGCGGTTATACCCGTTCGGGGTAACCGAACCAGGGGAAGGATAGCTGGTGGGACCAGGGTTAGCATCCCTGAACGCCTTGTGCAGTTCCAGCCGGTAGTCGTTCAGCTCAGCAGCATCAGCGGACTTAAGGGTCTGCGCCGCGCTCCATGCCTTCGTCAGCTCCAGTGCGGTCTCGATAGGACCGCAAGCCGCGTCAACAGCCTTGCGCTGCCACACGTCCAGGTCAATCACCGAGGACAGATCCGCGTACGGGTGATACTTGCTAACCTCGTCCGGGTGATATGCGGGGCAGGTCAGGTCGTGCAGCTTACCCAGGTCCGTGTCAACCCCGACAGACTTGAACCGCATGAGTGCTGCGGTCTCAGGGGAACCCCCGACAGTCTTAAGGTCAGCAGTACGGATACCACTCGGGGCGGGGGTTTCCAGCGCCGGTCCGGTGTTGGGGATCTCATTCATAGCCTGAGCATCACTGGCACCGCTGGCAGACTGGGGAGTCCCGGAGCACTTCTCGGAGTGAACGTGATCCATCTTGCAGGAATCATCGTCATCCCCGGAGGGCTTCTTGTCATCGTCGCCATTCAGCCACGGGGGCATCTTCTTGCCCTTGGGCTTCTTAGCCTTCTCCTCACCGACAGAATCGGTAACGGCGTCATCGTCCCCGTCTTTCAGCATGGCAGCGTCAAGATCCTTGTCCGCACCCATGCCCATGCCCGTCATGTCATCCTTGAGGACTTCCGGAGCAGCAGTCTCTTCGACCACACTTGTGATTCCTTTCTCCGAGTCCTCGGAGTCATTAAGTGGATTGGGCACATGAAGCCTTTCTGCTTCGCTTGCGATAAGGCGACGTGCGCCCGCAACGTTACCGTGACCGGTTCTTGCCAGATGTGCGGCATTATGCAGGTCCCCGGCATTCTCAATGGGATACGAGCCATCCGGGAGAGCATGCCCCTCGGATGCAAGCCGCCTTCTGGTAGCGGTGTTGATGTCACGCTTATATACTGCCTCTTCGGCCTCGTACAGGGCTTTCAGGGCAAGCTCGTCGTAATGCTGGTCGATGATCTTCGACTTGAGGATTTTAGCGAGATCATTCGGGGTGAACGTGAGGCTCATGTCGTCCGCGAAAGGAACCTGGGCACTTTCGTCTTTCGTTACCAGGTCTTCCCCGGAGAACTTGGCGATGATCTCGTCATCCGCGTGCATCTCCTGGACGTATTCGCAGGAGTCGCCAGCGGACTTAGCGATATCCAGGTACGAGGACTTATTGCTGGGACGGTCAACCACGGATACTTCCGCGAAATCCCCGCCGCAGATGCGCCCGTTGCGGACCCGAGGGTCATGCTTGATAACCGGACGGGAAATCCCCACGGAGTAAGCCTGGAGGACGCCCTTCTTGATCAGCTTCTGCGCCAGCGGATCAACGATGACGGCGGTCAGCCAGTGCTTATCCGTGCCATCCTTGTTGATCTCGACTTTGAGACCTTTCCCGATGGGGCGGTGAGCATCGTGGGACATCCGGACATTACCACCGGTTGCGAGCCAGTCCCCGAGGGCTTTTGCGGACCAAACCGGATCTACGATCTGGTCGTCCGAGTCTACGGTGCCATCGGTCGCGATCCCCTTGATAATCAGGTCCCCGTCATCATCCTGCTCCCACTTGAGAATGGGGATGGAGATGTGCACAAGATCCTGTGCAGTCTCCGCAGGGGCAGCTAGCGTAGTAGCCATACATCTCCTTGTTCAGGCATAAAAAAAGCCCGTACAAGGACGGGCAGAGGTTATGGTTCTCAGCTGGGATAACACAAAGGACCCCTGCTGGGATTATATACTATTTAAAATGCCTTAGCAAGCGCACTTGCCACCTGTCTTTCACCGGGAGGATAAACCCGATAGAGGTGACGATAATCCCGTGATGGAATTTTGGGTCAAGTCCAGCGCGCTCGCAGGCTTGCATGGCGCAGGCAAGGTCATGCAGCAGCAGTGCCTGTTTTCTTTTCTTTCTCTTACTCATGTGTTTCTTTCAGCTTCTCCCATTCAGCAAGGGCATTCCTGGAGGCTTCAATCACCTCGGGGTGTACGTTACCTTTTCCCGATGCCCATCTGCGGGTCGCATTGATAGCTGTTGCTATAGCCTGACCCTCTTCCATTCCGTTGCGGATCAGGGCATGAGCGATATTCTGTATGTACGCTGGAAGCTGCTGTCGTTCTGCAGTATGCCTGTCCGGGGTATTCCACAGCCCGTGAGTTCCCAGGGGATTATGGGTACTGGACAGGGCAGGAGTCTGCTCTGACTTTTCCGTTACCGCTTCCCAGCGATTACAGACATCGTTAGCAAAAATGTTACCTTCAACGAGATCGCATCCTCCGCTGTTCATCCGGTGAGATTTCGGGTGAAACATGACGCAGTTTCCGCAGTGTTTTGAAGAATCAGCAGAGCGGTAGTTGACGCTTTCCTTGCTGACTTTCTCCACACTCACCTATGCTAGCTTGTCGTGATAGTGACAACCGCAGTCCACGGGGAAGCAGTCGCGAACACCGGGTCAGACAGCGCCTGGGTTACCGCTGCCATGATTGCCTGCGGACTGGGGGCACCAGCAGGATTCTGGGTGATAGCAGCAGCGACGCTCAGAGTTTTGACAGCCACGGGAATCTCCTCGGGAGGGTCGGGAAGTGCTTCATAGTTGGGACGCCAAGCCAGGAAAGGCATTTTCACAGTTTAGCGATTCCCGGGATCACTGCCCTGGTGTATCTGAGATGAATGCGTCTCAAGTGCCTGCTGCATCCATCGTTCGGGCACGGTGCCAACATACGCAAGTACCGGCTTGTTCAGCTTGAAATGCCGTGCCATTGCCCTGTGATGTCCGTCAATCACGATCGCACGACCGTCAGGATGATCGGCTCGCTGGACTAGAATGGACGGATCAGTGTGTGCCCCGCCTTTAGCGATCTCTTTCGCGAACCTGGCAACAGCCTCAGGCTGATGTGATGCCGCCCAGGAATCAATATCGTCATCATCCACTCTCTCCCAGGGGACGTTGACTGGACCGATCCAGGTGCTGTGCTTCACCCATTCGAGAGCTTTATCGGGGAAATTCCCTTCTAGCTGGGCGTATACATGACGCCACTCAACCGGGTTAGGATCGCCTATGTCAGCCGCCCCTTTTGGGAGGGTAAGCATTGTCCTGTTGTTGCGGCGAGCCTGCTTGAGGAGATTTTCCTGGATTTTCCTGGTCAGCTGCTCGATCTGCTTCGCGGACAGTTTCACGCCCGAAAGATCGTGAACAACATCGCTTTCCCTGTCAGGGTCCCACTGCTCAACAGTATCCGCAGGGTTGAACACCTCAGGAGGCTCTGAATGCGGAGACATGGGACGCGGGGTTCTCGCGGGAACTGACCCTACTACAGGATGTACGCCTTTCCCGCTCGGGGGAACTCCTGTGTTCGCAGATATATTCTGAATCCCGGTGGAGTTAACTTCCTGCTCCTCTGGATCTTCCACCACCGGGAAACCGCCAGCAGGAGTCTTACGTCTCCTCGCGGGGGGCTTTTCCCGTTCCTCCGGGAACTCGTCCTCGTGACCACGCGGATACACCCTGGTCTGCGGGGGAGCGTCCATCCTGTTCGCCTCGAAATGAGGAGGATTACCTCCCGGGGTTGCCCCTGGATAGCCGCCAGGACCCGCATCCCCGAACTCCTCACCGTTAGCGTGGTGAGGATATACCCAGCGCGAACCCATCCCGGCTCCGTGCCTGTCAGGGTCGTCTAGGACCATCCATTCGCCGTTTTCGTTGACGAGATTCTGCGGAGATTTCATGTCCCCTAGCTGGTCACGCAGGTGGATTTCTTTCACCCAGTCGTCGCGGAACTTCCCGACAAGATCAAGATCTTCGATCTCGCCCCTGCGGAACCACGCGGTGGAAAGAGTTTCCTCCGGGGTGCTCCCGTTCATCAGCGGCTTGAACATGTTCGTCTCGCACAAGTACAGGTATGCAGTCTTTCCGTCCGGGTCCTGGTGGGTGAAATCACGGATCACAGTGAGCGCGGGGAGAGCCCCGATTTCCTCTTCCGTCTCCCGGTAAGCAGCACTCCACCCGGGTTCGTCAATATGAGTGGTGCCCCCGGGCATTCCCCAGGAACCATCAGGACGCTGCTGGAGAAGATACCGCCATTTTCCCTTCTCATCCTTTGCCCGGATGAGCAGCCACGCGGTACGGGTACTGTCTTCTACGTTAGAGTCCGACTTTCCCAGGTGAGACTGAGGAGGGACGATATTCATCCCAGCGGGGAGCGGGACGCACCTGCACTGTACGTGACAGGGACCCCCTAGACCCCCGCTGGAAAACGGGGCGTCCAGGGGGATCGGTCCCTCGTTCGCTACCTTCCTGCAGATCTTGCAGGCGTCATCAGGGGCAATCCCCAGGTGCTTGTGCGTTACCCCATTATCGCGGTAGCACTGGATAACCCCTGCGTTCAGGGCGCGGGCAATCTCGGTCCTCGCGATGACCTCACTGCGGGAGTTCGCGTTTTTCAGTCCTGTGCGGGCAACCTGGTCCAGCCAGTGAGCACCCTCGGTGTCGAGGAACGCCTGGAGATTATCAGTAGTCCCCAGGATTCCCGCGTCTTTCCCTAGAAGCTGATTCGCGGAGCTGTATCCGAGATTCCATGCTTTCTCCCAGAGCGGGGTCATCACCTCAGTGAGAACCTCCCGGACTTTCTCCGAGATCAGGTCGTACATCACCCGGTTGGGGATCATTAGCTTCCCCACCGCGACCTGCTGGCGGATTTCTGAACCCGCCTCTTCTGCTTTCGCGAAACCCTGGGCGATCTCCTGCTTGTATCTCCCGATGAGACCTAGGTCATGCTCCCATCCTGGAAAGGGGGCATCAGACTTCTCCAGGTTCCATCCCACCGGGTACTTCCACCAGGTAGGGTCGAGAGCATTTACCGTGTTCTCGTCAACAGGAACAGGAGCGATAGGGATTTCGGGAGCAAACTTCTCGGTCATGTCGAGAGCGCGGTCTATCGCGGTGTCCAGCATGACGCCTTTCGCGATATCCTCCGCGATCATCCCGAGAATGCGGTTCGTGATATGCACTGGCTCCCAGGAAGTAATCTCCCTGCCCTTGCGGAGGTGTCGTTTCAGGGATTCCAGCTCGCTGGCAGCAGCTTTCTTGCGGCTCCCTGCCGTGCTTGTCCTGTTAGTGGTCCCGCCTGTCCTTGGAGTGGGAGACTGGACGGCACCCTGGGCAGCCTGGTGCTGCGGAGTGCCGACGCCTTCGCGATGAGGAGACAACGGGGCTGGGTGGCTGCCATTCGGCTTGGTTCCCCCGCCTTTACGCGGCTTTGGCTTCTTCTTGACTGCTTTCTGACCGCCGTTAGTACCCTGACCGCCAGCAGCACCGCCCTGTGCTGCCATCATGATCAGTTCGGCTGCCATCTTGAAAGGCACGGGACCCTGCGCGGTAAAGACAACAGGCTCCCCGGTTTCGTCAAGTCCCCACGGGGGAAGATCGAGACGCTCGCGGACCTCATCAATGCTCGCGATGCCATTCTGGACCTGCTGTACGCCTAGTTCAGTGATAGCCTGCTTGTCTTCGTCGTTGACAAGCCCCTCGAACTGGAACTGCATGTCATGCTGCTGGCAGATGTCCTGAATAGCGTAATTGAAAATATTGCAGATGAACTTGAGGAGAGGCTTCGCGGATTTCCGGGACTGGATACTCCGTGATTCCTGTCCTGCCATCCTGATACCGGAAGCAGAAGGTCCCGTTGGGGTTGCCCCGACGTTCGGGATGATCCCCAGCTCCTCAGGCTGCACATCCGCTGCCATGCATACCTGGTTCATGACCAGGAAGTCAAAGCTGTCAGAAAGGTCAACGGGGCGCTGCGGCTCAACCTTGCTCCCTGGAGGGAGAACGACTACTTTCAGGTGATACGCGGGGTCTCCTGCGATAGCGTTCAGCGCGTTCTGAAGCTCCCCGATCTGCGTGGGAGTGATGTTCGTATCGCCAGGCGAAATGTAAACCGCTGGAACTGTGCCTTCAGTGAAGTAGTTAAGCTGGAATTCCTGCTTCTGCAACCCGGAGATAATCGGGAGGAGCGCCCTCTCGATGAACGGGAATCCGTACGGAGTCTCCCTTCTGCTCACCAGGGGCGCGTACAGCATGATATCGGAGGAGAATTCGTTGACTTCAGCCCCGGCAAGCCCCGCGTCATCGATATCCCTGCCAGTAGCCATCGTCATATAGTCACTACGGGGAACCCCGTAGAGATATTGCTGGTACGCGGGGGCTGGAGGGCGGGGTCTCCCGCCATGCAGGTCGAGAAGGGGTCGGATTGTCGGTCCGGAGACGAGATTCAGGGAGTCCAGGTCACTCCCGAGGAGCCCTCTCCCTCCCATTCCGATGGAAGCTCCGTATTTCGGGCGGTAAATGACCGCGAGCGCGTCATAAACGAAGATTTCCTCAAGCAGCGCGTCCAGGAACGAGGAAAATGACCAGTAATCAGGGTCCGGGCGCTTGAAAAACCTGGTAACCTCTGCTTTCCGCTCCCCGAAGTCCCGCATAGCCTTACGATCACCCTGGTAAGCCTTCGCGGCGTCCGTGGTCATCGTGATTTCCCAGTTCAGCCCCAGGATTTCGTCTTTCCGCAGCTCAATGCACTGCCGTGCGACAGAATAACGCTCAGAAAGGGTTTTCAGCTGCTCAAATGAGCATAGTTTCAGCCCTTCAGATCCCGGCTGGGTGGGAAGGTTCCACCCAACGGGGTACTGCCACCATCTGGGGTCCGCGAAAAGCCCGCCAGGGGGAGGAGTGTCCAGCGGAACAGGCTGGATCGGGGACATCGGGGCGAAAGCGCCATCGGTGAACACGCTGCTCGGGCGAGGCAGGAACGGACCATAGGAATCCTGGTACGGATTCGCGTACATGGCGTTCGCCTGGACAGGGGAAATGCGACCCATGCCGCTCGACTGAGGAGCATACGTGGGGCGCGCACCCCCGGGGATTGACTTGAGCGCATTAACGATAGCGCCGGTTCTTGCGATGGTAGCCTCGCTTACGAAATCTGGAGCTGTCCTGCTGTCTGCACGGGGATCTCTGGATTGTCCGTGATCTTAAGGTAAATGATATACGTTCCGATTCCCAGCTGAATGGTTCCGCCAGGACCGACCAGGCAGGCAGCGGCATACGGCTCGATGACATTACTGCTCCTGACCGCCCAGATTGCGGTATTCCAGTCGGAAGGTCCCGGAACTTGGTAAGCGGTCGGCATGAATGCCATCGCCACCGGATCGGAAGTCGGATTGAAAGGTTCCCCGTTCAGCAGCAGGGGTTTCACCGGCACGCCAACATACTGCAACGACAGGTGGGATATGGAAATCACGCTATTGTTAGCCACATTCCGCCTTTATATTGATTTGGATGCCCGCGTTATCCTTCTGTGATAAACACGTCTCCTGTTGACCAGTCGGTAAACGGAGCGCCAGTCTCCCAGAGAACAAAAACATCCCCGGTTGACCAGTTGACGAACGGATTCCCCGCCAGCCAGTTAGTGAATACGTCCCCCGTGGTGAACGTTCCCTGCCGTACCGGGATATTCTCGACGGGACCGCCAGGATTCCCGTAGGTACGCCCGCGTGGCGCATTCTTCGGGATGATCCCCCGGATGGGATGAACCGCCTGGACGAACCTCGGACCCCTGGTGGGGTTGTGAACCGGGGCACCCTTATTGAAGTACGTCCGTCCCCTGACCGGAAGGGAGGGGCGTATTCTCGCAGGCGCATTCCTGGGAATAAACCTTACAGGCGTCGGGGTGACGGCAACCGGGGTTCCCGGGTTACGGTAAACCCTTCCTCGTACGGGGAGCGGCTGGCGAGCCCGGATTGGCTCATTTACCTGGCGGAACACTGGTCCGGAGGTGACCAGAGGTGCCCCGTTATCGGAGTAGACCCGACCCCGCATGGGCAGCGGGATTCTTGCCTGTACCGGGTGGTTCAGCGGGACGAAACGGGGACCCTGGCTTGGCGGGTTGTTTACCGGGGCACCAGGATTACCGTAGGTACGACCCTTGCTCCAGGTTTGCAGTATCTGCGACCGGATCGGATCCGTTGCCTGGCGGAACTGCGGACCCGTGGAAGGGTTCCTGACCGGGGCTCCGCTGTTACCTGCGACACGTCCGCGTGGAGGCTGCGTGATACGGATACGCGCAGGGTCGTGTCTCGGATAGAATACCGGACCGATGACAACCGGGGGCGGATTCTGGACGGGACCGCCCGGGTTGGAGTAAACCCGACCTTTACGCGGGAGCGGATCAGCAGACTGTACCGGGAATGTCTTCTGCCGGAATACCGGACCAGCACTCGGGTTGCGTACCGGAGCGCCCGCGTTCCCGTATGTTCTGCCTCGAATGGGAAGACTCGGGCGGATTCTCGCAGGGTAATTCTTCGGGTAGAAAACTGGTCCTACGACAACCGGAGGCGGGTTCTGAACTGGACCACCGGGGTTGCTGTAAGTGCGTCCCCTGCGTGGCAGCGAATCAGTCGCCTGGACAGGGAAAGTCTTCTGGCGGAATACAGGACCCGTGCTCGGGTTCTGTACGGGAGCCCCGTCGTTAGAATATGTCCTGCCGCGAAGCAAAGGCTGCAATGGCAGCTTAGCGTGCAGCGCCTGGACTGCGGGATAGAATACCGGACCGGTAGTCTTGATAGTCCCCTGGCTGGAGTTTACCCTGCCTTTGGAGAATGTCTGCGGAATCGGGGCACGGACAGGACGGGGAAGCTGCCGGAACTGCGGACCTGTAGATGGATTGCGTACCGGCGCTCCGGGGTTGGAGCTGATTCTCCCCTTTGAGAACGTCTGGGGAATCTCACTGCGAACCGGGTCAGTTACCTGACGGAACTGGGGACCAGTCGAGGGATTCTGTACGGGAGCGCCAGAATTAGACCCTATGCGTCCTTTGGAGAAAGTCTGCGGGATTCTGCTACGAACTGGTCCTTCAAGGGGGTAAATCCGAGGACCAACCGCAGGAGGAGTGACGGTTACGGAAGTACCCGGATTGGACGCGACTCGTCCCTTGCGAGGGAGAGGATCAGCAGCCGCAATCGGGTATTTCTGCGGATAAAATACAGGACCGCGTGAAGGGTTCCTGACTGGAGCGCCAGGGTTCGACCCTATGCGACCAGCGCGGGGTGCCAGCTGGGGCAGCCTCCCGCGTACGGGACCTTCTAGTGGGTATACAGGAGGTCCGCGATGCGGGTTGATTACCGGGGCACCGAAGCTGCTCCCGATACGACCAGCTCTAGGCTGCCAGTTCGGGATGATGAACCGTACCGGGGTTTTCCGCTGGATAAAGACAGGACCCGGAGTGGGATTGCGTACGGGAGCACCGCCGCATCCCATTCCCCCACCAGGGCGACCCCCTGATACGGGACCGGAAATGTTCCCTGTCCCTACCGGCAGCTCAGCGAAAACCCCCCCGGACTGTGACTGGAACAGGGTGATTTTTGCCCGGACAGCCCAGCGGAACGGGTAGAACGGGGGTCCGACTGTGGGGGTCGGAGGAGGGGCGACAGTGGCGCTGGGAATGAATGTCGCCATTCCCAGCCCGACACGGACCGGGACGGAGATGTTTCCGACCGGATGGGACCATGCGGAGTTCAGCGTCGGTCCGGACTGGGCAGCGGCAACGACGACGATTGCACCCGCCCCGAAGGCAAGCGTGCCAGTACCGCTCCAGGTTGTTACGTCACTTGCAGTCGCACCACTGGTAACGTTTGCAAGGTAAGCGGTTCCAGTGTGAGCGACGCTGCTAGTCGCCCCATCATTTGCGCCATTCGTCCACGAAGCACTGTAAGTTACTGTCGTGGTACCAGCAGTACGTTCGCGGCAGGCAACTGATATGGCAAAATGACCAGCACTGCTGACATTAGCACTCGTGGTGGTCGTAGTGGTCGTGATTGTGGCAGTGCTGGCACCGCTAGATTGAGTACCTGAAACATCAAGCGGATTCAGTCCTCTTGCACCGGACAGCTCGTAAATAGTGCAAGTCATCGCGAACGTCGTAGTACCGCCCGCGTTCGTCATCGTGAACGTCGTGTCGCCGTTAGACTCAGTACCGGTGGCTACCTTGTACCAGATGTCAACAAGGTTGGTGCAAGCCGTAGCGCTGCCGACTCCGATATTGGTAACGAAGTTGGTTGGGAGCAGTCGCGTCCACCCAGCCGAAACAGTGCTTGTCGGGCTTGCAGTAGCCGTACTTCCGACTCGGGAGACAACCGCGACCAGCAGGTTTCTGGCAGTCGGAGTCTGACCGTACGTGCTGGTAATGGTAGTGCCAGCAGTAACCCGGGTAGCGTTTCCTACGGCCCCGACGAGCGCAATAGCCACCATGCGCTCCTTTCAGTGGACCGCTAACCTTTTACCGGGAGTGTCCTGCGTTCCTCCAGCCTGCATTACTGACCAGGGTTACCACTCGCTGCGGCATGTCCAGCTGACCTAGCGGAGGACCGGCAGCCACCGGAGGGGTGGATATCAGGGACAGCAGTATCGCTGTCATCGGACCGGAAATATTCGCTGTCCCGGTGACGTTTCCTGTTGCCCCGCCCGCAGCATTCGTCTTGAACGCATCCCCGAGAACGTCAAGATCAGTCAGGTTGCCGAACCCACCGGGAACAGTCCACACGTTACCACCGGTAAAGTCGGTACCCGCCCAGTACAGCAGCGTGTTCGCGCTCGTTGAAGCAATCGAGACGTTCAGCGTTGCCACGCTGGTGTTGCTGCTGTTGGTGGAAGGTGCAGAGAGAGTATTCTCGTACGGGTTACCCGAGGTGGTGCACCCGGAAATCCGGTGAGCGGCGGCAGCATGGAACACGCTCCCCGTCCAGGAAAACGTGACCGTCCCGGTTTCCCCTCCGACTGCGCGGTACCAGAAAGTATGCTGCTCCTGGACCGCTGTCGTCTGCGGTGCAGTCGGGATTTCCGCGAACCCGGCAGGGGGAGTGACCGCGTTCGCGTTCTCCTTGTAAATGGAGACAATAACGATGTCATTCGCGGCAATGCTGGCAGGATAAGTGACCGCCACGCTAGCCGAGGTGGCACCAGCCGAGGTCGTGCTGGTTTGCAAAACCGGTGCTGCCATAAGATAATCTCCTTAACTATGACAGCACCGGTTCCACTGTTTACTCGGAGATAACCAGTTCCGCCATCAGGTTAACGGCAGATGTGGTACCCGCAGCACCCAGCTCGTAGGTGAGCGCCAGGGTCCCGTTCGTCTGGTTAAGCTCGAAACCAGGAGTGAACCACTCGCCCCAGTTAGCACCAGCGGTGCAGGGAATTGTCTGGCTCCAGACAACCGCACCCGGGGTTGCGAATGTCGCGGTCCCGGATCCGTTAGCCGTGGAGTAAATCCACACGGAGGATGCCGCAGTGGTAGACTGCGAAATGGGACGTGCAGTCGCGGTTCCTGCGAGAATCGCGGTGTTCGTGGACGACACCCTGCGCAGACGCCAGGTGATCGTACCGTTAGAAGGGTAAGACGCGCTCGACCCGGAGTAGGTGGAGACACGCACTGCGGAGACATTGAACTCCCCAGCACTCCCCCCGTACATCAGGACGTACTCAGTACCCGGGACGCCACCAGTTCCGATGGAGATTCCCGTGGTCTGCTCCGCATCTACGTTGTAGGTTCTGGCAACAGCCACACAGCCTCTTTCTTATGCCGAGATAAGTTCCCCGGCACAGCCGGGATTGGTGGTTAAACAATTATACGGAGACAGTACCCCGCACCGCAAGGACTGTTTTGATATCGTCAGCCATGCAGGTCTTGCGCCAGGAATAATACTTGTCGCGATCAGCGATCAGTTTCTCCCCGGAATCTTTTGATGTCTTATCTGCTTTCCATACGTGTTTCACGGAGACGGCGCGCAGATGCCGGATACACCCGGCACCCATTCCCAGGTCAGCCCATACGTTATCGATGTACCAGTGATCCAGGTCAGGGAGTGCCATCCACCCGAGGGCTTCTACGATATTGCTGGACACGCAGACAGCCTCAGGGATGTCTTCCCGCACTCCGTCCCAGGGGTAAGTGAACCCGACCCCCCCCATGCGGATAATTCCCCGGATGAGGGCACGATCCCATCCCGGGGTTTCCGGAACCATGTCATCCCCGAGGGACGCGAGATACGGGTAATCCTTGTACCGCAATCTCGCGATCTCATTTGTCCACGCGGTCAGTCCCATTCTCTGACCCACATCGAGGAAATCCCCGTCGCGTCCCGCTTTGCTCATGATGAACTTGTAGCGCTCAAGCTCAGGATCGTCATCGTCCACGCATACATGGAGATGAGTTTTCATTTTCGCGGTATCATGCACCGCATCAAGCAGCCTCGCGATGTTCTGCGGACGATTACGGGAAGGGACGATTACGAGCAGGTCACCCATAGGGTCACTCATCTGCGGGGTCTTCCTCTGCTTCTCTCGGGGCTTTAACCCATTCTTTCAGGTACATCTCCCGATGATGCGGGTTATCCCAGTCGAGATCGTCGTCTTCCAGGAGCTGCCTCAACCTCGGGTTAGACGTGATATCTCCCAAATTGCGGGTTCCCTTTTTTGTCACGTTTGACAACCTTTAGCACTGTCACCGGTCGGTTCTTCGGGATAAGATTCCCTTTTCTGTCATAGCAGGCACCCGTGTGCCCGTTCAGGGCGCGGCATCCACGGGTCTTACGGCATCTCGTGTTGATCATGCCCGGATTATACCAAGCCCGTACCTCCCGGGGAGGTTCTCCCAGGTCTTCCCCGTAGCGGCGCAGTACACGTCGAGAGCCTCCTGAACCGGGGGGACGGTACCCTTCCAGTCGTACCCAGGCCACCCGATAAGGTTCGTGTCGTGGAACAACGCGACACCTTTGTTCGAGAGCCTAGGCATGTACGCGTATAGCTCAGCGAGAGTATGCTCATACTCGTGGGAGGTGTCTATGAACAGGACATCCACCTGGGGGGGAAGCTGCGCCTGAACGAATTCATCCATGTCGTCACCCTGGATGAATGTCCATCTCGGGGTTTTCCGCCAGGGACGCATTCCCGCAGGGTCATCCGCGACAGGATCGATATCCACGGATACGACATGCCCGTCAGAATAGACAGCTGCCGCAAGGAAAGCGAGAGTAGAATTCCCTTTCCGTGACCCGAGTTCCAGCACTCGCACGTGCTCGTAAGATTTCGCGGTCTCATACAGGTACGGGAGATATTCCTGGATATCGCTCCATCTTCCCAGGCGGTCCATGTACCCGTCGTGGAGAGTGCTCGTGATCGCGTCCAGCGCGATGTCATACACCCTGCGGAGCGCCATCACAGCCCTTTCAACTGAGCACCGTGACGATACCGGAAATCCTCGTCAGCCTGACGCTGATATTCCTCGTCGGAAATCTTCTTCGCGTGAAAGATCGTCCTATTCCCTGCATGCAACTGCACGACGCTCAGCGCGGGATTAAAGCCCGCAACGTTCAGCATCGCAGACAGGCAGGGAATATTCGGGGTCCACCATGAGGTGGGATCGTTATTCAGCTCTCCCCCGGGATGGAATGCCATCCTCGGGGCGTCCAAGAGCTTTTCCGTGTCCACAACAGTTTCCACGACGGCGACACCCCCGGGACGGGTGCATTCCGCAAGCTTTTCCAATCCGAGGAGCGGATGGCGCAGGTGATATAGCACCCCAAGGAAAAGCACCAGGTCGAAACGCTCACCCTGAAGCTTCTCCGGGAGATCGTAAATGCTTGCCTCAACAGGAACAACATTAGACCCGAGTGTCTCGTGAGCCAGGTCGAATGCATCCCTACCGGCAGACTCCCAGATATCTGCCGCTACAACTCGCTTTGCGCCGCGACGTTCGCATTCAAAAGAGAAGAACCCGTCCCAGCATCCCACGTCCAGTACGGACAGTCCTGTCATTTTCTCCGGGAGCAAGAGATGCGGGAGCGTATTTTGCTCTCCGGATCGCCCTGGAGTGATAATTCCCGGGCGCAGTTCGATGGAGTGAAACCAGAAATGCTTCTTGATAGTTTCACGGAGTTCATTATCTGTCATCGCTGACTCAGACAAAGATTATCTCCGTCGAGTAGTCACCTAGTGCTGCACGAACCGCGTTAGCGAGGTTTTCGCGGATAAGCTCAGGCGAATCTCCGTAGTTGATAGGAGATGTGATACGAACCGGCAGTCCATCGCCTGTAGCAGCCACAACACTGTTCGTGCTAGACAGAACTACGACCGATGCCGACACAAGCGATGTGGCAGGAACCGAAGAGTCGTAAGTAAATGGAACTTCTATCCCTGCTGCCGCAGCTCCAGCACCACCCGGGTACTGGAAACCGATGGTATAATTACTAAAGACTGCCGTCGAAGCAACACTGCCAGCTGAGTAATTCACTAGCTCGACATAAGGTGCTGACGAACCAAAGGCGGTGAATGCAGCCCCCGCCCCGGTCCACTGGTTTGCCCACGTAATCCCGTCAGCTGATGTCTGCGCCTGGAAGTTACTGTTGTTAAAGTTCGCGAAGATACGAATAAACTTGTGGTTTATGGGATCGTAAGTTCCACTGCCAACCGTAACGAACCCTGATCCTACGTTGTAACCAAACAACAGCGAACCTTGTTCAACCGCGAGCCTCAAAGTTATGTAGAAGTTATGCGTGGGGTCACCGTTAGTGAACGACGGGTTAGGAACGACAGAGCTTAGCTGAATACCAGCCCACATGTTATTGGAGCCACTAGATGCACCACCGGGGTCTAGCTGAGTTGCCGCAAAACCTATGGTCATCATCGCGGGTATAGAACCCTGAGTACAAAGCCCTGCCCATTCGTTCCCGCCGCCACTTCCGGGAACGGAAATCTGAAGCGTATTCTCAGCAGTGTTTACAGCTGTTCCCACGGTCGGCGGTAGCTGCTGCCAGTAAGAGTTGAGATCCTGCACATCGTGATCTACTTCGTAAGTAACATAAGCGATGTTGCTCACTTTGAATCCTCCTCATTGGCAGTGTAGCAGTTACACCCTGCGTAATGACGGAAAGAATCAGTCCCGGGGCATCCGCAGTTCTCCCGGTGCTCCCCTGGGCAGGTTGTTCCTATCCATCTCCAGACGCAGGGAATGCGATCATCGTCAGGGAGGGGCGTCCACGAGGTCACGTCAGGGACTCCTCAATACGGTCAAGCGCGGGAACCCAGTAATCGGTGAACACTTTCTCCACGTCGAACTTCTGCGCGAAATCGTACGCGGGTTTCCGTGGCATCCTGTCCTGCTCCCATGCCTGATATGCAGCCTCGAAAGCATTCTCGATATCAGGAGCGTCAGGACGAGTCCACCATGCCCCGTGTCCGTCCTCCCAGTCAGGAGTCCCGGAGACAAGCCAGCCTGCACCGCACAGTTCTGATGTTGCTGAGCCATCAGTGGTGACCACGGGGATTCCGCAAGCCTGAGCCTCGATCAGGGGAACTCCGAAGCCTTCCCCGTAGGAACACAGGGAAAGAATGTTCAGCCCGTTGTACCAGATCGCCATCTGCTCATTCGTGACCTGCCCCGTATCGTACATGTACGCATCGGGGAAACTTACGGCACCGCTGATACCCAGTCGTGCCGCGAGTCCCGGGAGATTCGTTCCTCCCGGGGATACCTGGGCACTGTGGATGGTCAGGTGCGTGTCAGGGTGTCGTGCGTGAAACCTGGAGAACGCGAGGAGCTGCTGATCGAAAGCCTTCCGTCTTCCCCGGTTCATCGCGACGATCCCGATGACAAACGTGTCCTGATCAATTGAAGGGACCGTCTTGCGATATTCTGTGGGATCCCCCGGGCGATAAACGGCGGTGTCCACGCCATGCGGGATATACAGGGGTTCCGCACCCTCATTCTGGAGGACCATCTCCCCGAAGCGGGACATCGCTATCGGGGTGGTGCATCTCGCTTCCCGGAGGACTGTCACGTCTCCCTCGCCCAGGGGGTTGCAGTCCACGGGGAACCAGGGAAACCAGTTTATTGCTGACAGTGCGCTTGCGCACTTCAGCAATCCGAAAGGGTCGCACAGGGAGATGAGGATGTCAGCCTTGAAATACTCATAATGCTGCGGGAGGATGTCGCAGCCTGCTGCATCCCTGACTGCCGGGAGGATGGGAATCCCTTCCCATTCCAGCCAGGTGCCAGCCCCGGAATAGGGTGCGGATATCGCGACGATCTCGTGATCGGTCTGCTCGTTGATGCGCCTGGTGAATAGTGCCGTCTGATGTGCGTACGCAGAGGTCAGGAAAGGGCTATTCGAGTGCCAGAGAATCCTTAGCGACACGATCATCTCCAGGTGGGCACAAAAGACCCATCGTCTTATATATAGCACAGCTTAAAACTTTAATCAAGCACCATGCCCGCGACGTGTGCCTGGCTGATAAAAAATTACCCCAGGTCGTGCTGACGATGGCAGTTTTATTCTACCGCATTCCCGCTGTCTCCGGGAGTGTTCTGCATATTCATCGTGGAAAACCCGATGAAAACGTCCGCGATAAACTTGGTTGCAGTGGACTCGGAAAGCCCTGACATGATCGCGGCAGTATGCAGCTGAGCCAGGGATTTCATTATCTCGATCATGTCTTCGGGGGGTCCGAACGGGTCCGGGATATTGTCAATCATCAATCCTGCTCCTCATATCGCTCCCAGATCGTAAACTGACGTTCAGCCAGTCTGGTGATCCAGTCTGCAAACTCCGGGTAAGTCATGTCCTTCTTGGCATTATTGCACTTCCAGCAGCAGGTAACTACGTTACCAGAGGTGTAACCTTCAAGGTTGTCAACTCGATCTATCCCGTTGTAAGTAAAATCTCCGTTGTTTTTTCCTACCCGGATAGTTCTACCTGGTGGTTCTCCGCAGTAGAAGCAGTCAGCGGAAGTCAGCTTGTCAAAATCACCCTCGGAAAGCTCCCAGGCGTGTCCTCTTCGCTTTGCGCCAGAGATGTAGCTTCGAAGAATCGCACACCGCGCAGCCTCTCCCAGTGCGCGACCCAAGTCTCGCTGACAACCACAGCTTTTTATTCTTCCCCAGTTTCCGCTAGTGACAAAAGTTTCATTGCCGCAATCACACATGCAACGCCATAGAGCCATATTGGAGCGTGTACCAGAACGCTCAATGGCGATAAGTTTCGCGAACCGCTGCCCAGCGAGGTCGCGACAGTGATTGCTCATTCAGTCCTCGGGAGAGTCATCGTACACATCCTCTGGATAGATGGTGTTACTTTCGTCCCATTGCGCCCAGTATTCCACCTCGGTGCGGTTACCGTTCCCGAGTTTCACCTCGCGCTTAATGCGAGGACATGCTCTCAGGTGATACCCTCCGCAATCCTCGCATAGGGATTCAGGGCGGGTGTCGAAAATCCCGGAAGAACGGAACGCTGTCCGTTCCTCAGGAGTCAGCTTGGTCATATTCCGTCCAGCTTACTGAAAACACCTCATCGTAGTGCTTGTTTCCCTCATGTTCTTCCAATGTACAGGAAATGTCCGTGATCCCCGGTTCGAGTGCCGCCCGGATCGTCTTGCCGCACAGCATCTTACAGCTTCCTGCCCGCGAGCCAGTTCCTCGGAGTATACCCTGGACCTGTAGCATTTCCTGAGACTTTCATCACCTGTGCCATATACACATTCGGGTCAGGGGCGCACTCGGGGCAGGTTTTCAGTTTCATCGGGTACTCGTGTCCCTGCGGGCAGTTCCGATAATAAGCAGCTGACCAGCGGATCGCGGACTTTCTCCTCGTATTATCTGGCTCTTTCGCCTCCGCAACCACAGGGGTCCCGCAATGCTTGCATCTTTTGTCGATATAGACGTGAACGTCTTCCCCGCAGCCTTTACACGCGGAAAACCCGTAGATTTCCTTGTAGTTGACTGCCCCGAATCCGCAGAGTTCCCGCATCGCGTACACCCATGCGTCTGCCCTGTCATCATGGGCTTTCACCCGGTCGTCATAGGAGGTGAGGGCGCACAGCTGCCGCTCCAGTTCCTCGAACTGACCACGATCCCCCACCATGTGAATCCTCCCCTGTTCTGCAAGAGGAGACACTGGCTGCGCCCTGATCTTCTTTGAGTTCATCGCCTGGATCAGTTTCAGGGGGATATAAGGGTCTTTCTGGTACAGCATTCCCTTGAAATAGTCCCCGACCCCGTTTTTCTCCCCAACCACGAGGGAGGCATCCCACCGGTAATAAGCATCTACCAGCGCGTCCATGACCTTATCCGGGGTTCCCTGCATAGAGCAATCCTGGAGGGTGTACAGGTGATGATCTTCCCCTTCCGCGCAGACCGCGATCCCGGTTTCGTCGCTTTTGATATTGGAGGAGCTTGCCGGGTCTACCGCTACTACGACTCTCCTGAAATCAGGGACCTCGTGTTCTTCCACCCGGTACTCGTCAAACCATTCCATCTGGAATAGCGCCCCGGGGATTTCCGCGATAAACTCACCCTGCAGCTCCTGCCGTTCCAGGAACGTCCCCTCCCCGAATTTGGAGGTGACTTTCGCGATCATCTTCCCGACGCCTTCGGCTTTCCAGTTCTCGGAGCTGGTGGCGCGGGTGAAATGGAACCTGCTCGGGTCTCTTTCCGCTTCCTTGATGATTTCCCGGAGGAGTTTCGTGTTTCTCGGGGTGGTGGTGATCATCAGCTGACCTTTAGAGGTTCGCAGCGCAGGAAGGAGACCTGCCTCGTAGAACTCGGGGTAGCGGATAATCCCCAGCTCGTCAAACCAGCAGTAACCCAGGTTAGCGCCTCGGATAGATTCAGCTTTCTCAGCGGAATACCCCTGGATTATGCTCCCGTTGCGCAAGGTGATACGGAGATCGTTTTTGTTGTGGTCGATGATCTCGCCTGGCTGCGCCGCGTTCTTGATCCCGGAGGGACCTTCGAAACAGGTGTTTTTCACGTCCGCGAACGTTGGAGCGCAGACCGCGACCCAGATGCCCGGCTCGGAGAGCCCCCTGGAGAGCGCCCAGTTGGCTCCTGTGAGGGTTTTCCCGAACCCCCGCCCCGTCATGAGCAGCCAGGTCTCCCAGTCGGGATAGGGACGCTCACAGCCGCACGACTTGCCTGTCCTTGGGTCGGGGAGGTGATGCCTCGGATGGTCCGGGGGGAGCTGCTTGTTGTACGCCTGGACTTCCCACGGGCGGGGCTCGACCTCGGCTTTCTTCGCGAGGATCGCCTCCCGGATACGTGCCCGCGTTTCCGGGGATAGTTTCGAGAAATCTTTGCCCACACGCTCCCTGGGGAATGCTAGTTCGAATCTTAGATTCTAGCATAACAAAAACCCCTGGACGCCCATGGTCCAGGGGTTTTTGCCAGGAGCGGGGCAGTCATCCCGTTCCTTTGCCTTCGCGGGGGATCGCGAGGCGAGACTATTACCCTACCACACGCCAGAAGGAGGATGGGGCGTATCCCCCGCCATAAGGATGCCACCACACCCGCGTCCCTGACTGCTGAGCCCCGAACGTCATATGATGCCACCTGGTGACGAACTCGACGTGATACGGGGCTGACACGGGACCCCAGAATGCGAGGTCACCCCGCTGGGGGTTGGTCACCTGCACCATCTTCCCTGAATGCACCATCGCGACGGTGTTGTGCGGGAGGTTCACTCCCACGTGCGCGAACGAGGACATAACCAGCCCTGAGCAGTCATACCCGTACGGACCCGCCCCTCCCCAGGAGTACCAGTGCCCTATCGCGTGAGACTCAGCCCAGTTGAGGGCTGCGTTGGAGATGTGCACCGCACGGGTTTGGGATGCGTCAGCGGGGGCAGCCAGGGCAGTACCCACCCCCAGCATCGCAGTTACCGCGACAGCGAACACGGAGGCACGGGGAGCTATCTTCCGTGGCTTACGATGCCGCCCCCTCACGGCTTGCACACCCACTGCGCGAACGTCTTCCCGGACGCTCTCCACTTGGATACCGCGTTGAGCGCGTTCACCATCGGGTCAAAGACATTCCCGGGGACTACTTCCCCGAGGATCTGCCAGTACCCGCTAGCGTCCGAGGTGGGGTTTTTCGCGTACTGCCTCCCCCCGGATTCGCATTCCGCGACCGTGGCAGCGGCAGACGCCGCCCATGCGTCACCTCCAGCCGCGATCCACAGGCGCTCCAGTCCCGCGAAGGACAAGTTCCCTCCGCTGACGCTCCCGTGAAGGCGATGATGCTTGCCCTGGGGCTGGATATCCGCAGCCACCGTGATCCTGGGGCGGTGAACGACTGCCTCGTGGCAGGTTTTCGCCAACTTCTGCCCGGGGAGGATAACATCAGGATTCCCCCCGATGACTTTCTGGTTTTCCTCGTAGAGCCCCGTCCAGTATTTCGGGTCTCCGCAGGATTTCGCTGCGATACTCCCCAGGGTATCGCCGCTATGAACAACCAGGGTTTCTGCTTGGTGTTTCGGGACGTAGCGCTGGATAACCGCCGTGATAGACGCAAGTCCCGGGTCGGGAGCTTGCGGAGGATCGGGGATTACTACCGCGTTTGCTGCTGTCGCGGGGAGGATCATTCCCAGTGCCGCTGTCGCGGCTGTCACTCCCGGAGCGATCAGTCTTACGGGACGCTTGGCTTTACGATGCTTCCCTCGGCATGACATATGACTCCTGAGTTTGCAGTTCGCTCACACGGGTCCTCAGGAATCGAAGGACGTGAGCCTGTCGTCCCATGGGAAAGGTGACTCCCTCCCCACTGGGGTAGACTCAGGATGACATGCGCTACCAGGACTGTCAGCAAGATGATGAAAAAAGTTTCAGGTCAGTTGTGACTCTTTCAGGGACATGAGTGCCTCCGCGATGTCGATCAGCGTTTTCGCAGGATACGCCCGTGCTGCCCGCCCCTGGGAGCGGTACTCGCGGAGGTTCATGGTCCCGCTCGGGGAGAGTCCGGTATACTTCACGACCTCGCGGAGCAGTCCCTCGGGGATTTCCAGGTGTTTAGCCGCGAACGCGAGAGTCCAGTTCGTCCCGTCCAGCTCCACGAGAGGGACCCCGGTCCAGCCCTTCCCCCGGGGCAGCTCGTCATCGCTCACGCAGGAACCCCGATGATGCTATCCTGCCAGCGCAGGACCATCTCCTGCTCAAAGAACTCCAGTCTTGCCACCGGGCGTCGTCCCTCCTCGTCCTTGCACTCCGGGTTGAGGCATTTCACTGTCCCGTGCAGCGGGAACATCCGCAACGTGCGTCCCTGACACCAGGGGCACGGGGGCTCGGGGGAACCTTCTATCCGGGGGAGCCTCCGGGGCAGTTCTGTCTCGTTCAGCGCGATCGAGGCTTTCCGTGACCATCCGTCCAGCCATTTCGTATTCGAGATCACATAGCTATCCTGCGCTCCCTGGGACAGCCGCACGATATTCTCCAGCGCCCTGAGAGTATTCCCGTTACTCCCGCCCCGTTCCCTCCTGGGGAGCCTCAGGGAGATGCGCAGACAGGCTTCCGCGTCCCTGCTGCGAGCATGCAGGTCCATGATCGCGTGCGCGACCGCTGCGCACCACGGGGGCTGGGAATGGTCAATCTTCCCGTGAAACCCTCCCTGTCCTGTCTGGGATTTCACCGCGATCACGCATTCCAGTCGTTCATTCAGCTTCCATGCGTGCTGCGCGGAGTCTTTAAGTCTCATGCGGATCGCGACATGCGCGGGAATAATCGGGGGCATATCCCCTAGGATAAATTACCCAGGGATGATCCGCAATTACGAGAGGTCAATAGAGCCCGTGAAAGCCCCCTGGACTATGTTGTACGCGAGCTGGACTTTCCTCTTCTCCCACTCCGGAAGGAATCTCCACTCCACCATGCACGGGTGGGTTTTTCTTACCGGGTCTTTACTCGGACCCCAGCACCAGCCATCCTGCGCCATTTTCTCCACCCACATTTCCTGCACGTACTCCGTGGGATATCCTGCCGCGATCAGCCGCACCAGGGACTGCACAGGCGCTCGTGCCACCTCGGAGATGGCGTCATACGGGGCTGGCGGATACGGGTCGTCCAGCCAGTACCCGAGGTCACGCTGCGCGTTATGCACGATCCTGGCTACCGCGTCAACGGTGATACTGTCGCTGTCAGCTTTCATGATTCCTCCCTACAGGTATTCTTCCAGCGGGAAAACGTCCTCTTTTCTCCTCCACTGTACGAGATGATGACATTTCCCGTGAAGAGTGAAACTGGCGCACCTGCATCCCCAGTTCCCCCTTGCTGAATCCCAGAAAACCCGTATGGGGACGTACTCGCCGTCCTCATACGGGTCTTCGTCGTAGTAGTTATCCGATGTGCTCGTCATTGAGAAGCCCGAGAACTGCGTCCCGCGTCTCGAACGAGACGAGCCTCACATCGACTAGCATCTTCCCCTTGCGGTCCATGGAGATAAATGCCACCCGGGTGAGACCTGCTTCCGCGAGATCCTTTACTGCGCCCATCTGCTCATCCCTGATTGTGCGGAATATCGGGGAATCCCCGAGGATCGCGGGGAGAAGCTCCGTCTCCGCTACTGCTTTCTCGTTTTCCTTCGTGGCTGGGGCAGCCATTCCTGTCCTTTCCTATGCCAGGAGGAAGCTCATCAGGGCTTCCCCTTCTTTCACGTCCACGAGCGGGGTCTGGTTAGCGCGGGCAGTCGCGTCATCCACCGCCGCGATCACCATATCAAACCGGTCCATCAGCTCCCGCTTCCGCGAGGGATAGACCGCGCCAGACAGGGCAACCGACTGGTAGTGTCCCGTGGGGATGGTGTCCTCGATTGCCTGGACCTGGGGCGCGTGCTTGTCGTTCCCCTGGTGCAAGACAAGGGGAACGACCTTCTTGGTGCTGCTCACGCGGGTTTCCATGTCAGCCTTGTACACGTGAGAGTCCCCTGCGGTCCAGTTCTTCGTCGGGTCGAGGACAGGCAGGACCGCGATGAACTTGCGCCACTCGGACAGGTACTTGCCCAGCCACAGCAGGTGACTGACTGGGACGTTCGCAAGCAGTACCGTCCCGTCCGGGAGGACGACATCCGCGTTCGCGTCCTGGTTGGTACGGTCGTTGGTGGCAACCGCGTCCAGCGCCGGGATCGCGTACTCCATTGCCTGGCGGAGCGCGTCAGGAACAGTCAGCGCAACCTGCTTGTTAACGTCAGGCTGCGTCCCGAGGAGCATGCCCCTGCGCTGTTCCTCAGTCAGCTCCTCAAGCGGGTGGTGAATTTTCACCAGACCCGTGGTCAGGGATTCGTTCTGAACCCTCTTGATCATTTCCTTCCCGAAATCGTTATCCCGGGCTCGGATACCCGTGATCGTGGAAACCAGCTGGGAAAGCGTGCGTGCGCGTGCCATTCTTTCCTCATCCCATGTAGGTGCCCCCCCGAGACCTAGCCTTGCCCCGGGGGGGCGAAAAGTGTTTTGTCACAGCTTCACAGGCTGATGCGAATTGCGGTTCGCTGACAAGCCCGTCACTGTCATCGGCGGTCGAGGTGCGTCTGTCTTGTCTCGAAGCGTCCTAGCCATTAGACCAGAGGACGATGAGCCGTCCCCGGGGGATTCGAACCCCCATCTCAGTGAGTTGCGCACCTGCGGTAGATATGACAGCACAGGCTGAGCTTAGGCTTTAAGCGAGCAGTCTTCGTCTTTCTCCGCGCAGCTGCATAGTGAGCTTGGCGGTTCTGGTCTTAGACTTCGGCTTCGGCTTGCGCTCAGCGACTACTCTACCAGCGATGCCGATCTTGTCAAACCTAACGCTCACCTGGGGGCATACTAGGGTATGCTGCCAGCGAACAACCGCAGAAGGGAACTGTGATGCCTGCTGTCCTCGAAAAACTGATCGAAGGAATCTCCGAGGAGACCCCTCCCTGCATGTGCCTGTGGAAAAGAATGCGCTGCCGGAACCTCAGCTCCTGGCGGATCGTCTCCACGTGCCCGCACTGCAACTCTCGTGTCATCGGGTTCATCTGCGCCCGGTGCCACGAGGACGGGGTGCTGCACGGGTTCGAATGCGGTATCTGCCTGAAAGTACGCGGGATCGACAGGTACCTGTAGTGAGCGAGAAACGCACTATGAGCAAGGTCGTCAGGACGAAAAACAACCTGCGCCCGAAAGCTGTCGCTGATGTGACGAGAAGGAATAGCAACACGATCATGGACGTGCTCGCGGCGCTGGTCAGCGGGATCGCGATACTGTTCGTCGTGGCAGTCGCCATTGCTGGCGTATCTTACATCCTTCTGCTCATACTGGGGGCTATCGGGTGATTACCGGAAATGACGGGAAATCATGATAATCGGGGTGACTGGCTCCCGCACCTGGAACAACTGGGAGATGATCACTGAGGCGTTCGATAAAGCCTTCCATGATTTCGGGGACCCCGCGTACCCGAATGTGGTGATCGTCGGGAGTGCAGGCGGGGCTGACGGGATGTGCAAGGCAGAGGCTATTCGCAGGGGATGGCATCCCGCGCAGATGATGCCGCTGTGGGGACACTACGGGAAAGCCGCTGGGTATATGCGGGATACCGCGATGGTGTACGTGGGGATGCACGCGGACTGCTGGCTCGCGTTCATCGATGAATGCGCGAAAGAAGACTGCATCCGCAAGACTCCGCATGATTCCCACGGGACCGCGATAACCGTGAAAGCCGCAAGGAAAGCAGGGATAGAGGTAAGAGAGCACAGAGGCAGTCAGGGAAAGGAAGTGAAATCCTGAGGGAGGGTGGTTATCATGTCCTCCTGAGACCGCAAATCGTCTTTCCTCAGACCCTGGCGATAGCGCATCTCCTCCAGTCTCAGCTGGAGCAGGCGGTTCTTCAAGCGGGACAGCTCCCTGGCATCCCTCTTGCTCCGGACGTACGGGAGGTGACGAGAATCTGCTCTCGCTTTGTTCAGCACCGCGATCACCCCGAGGAGCAGGGACACTCCCAGCCACCACAGGAGACACGCGGTCCAGGAGGAGGTATCCCACACCCATCCCCCAGACTGATCTGTCCCATGCCAGATAAAGTAGGGCCAGCAGCAAGTGACAAACACTGCTATCGCGACAGTGAGATGCAGGATATAACTGCTCTCCCCGGACTGGATCTTGCGGTAGGATGGCAGGTTAGTTCTGTTCATGCCTCGTGCAACACCACAGTCCGCGATCTTATTCCCAGAGGAGGGACCATGAGAGGAAGACTGCGCCCGTGCTTCCGGTGCAGGGTACTGCTGATGCATCACCCGTTCCGGGTAAAGAAAAACTGCACCTGCCCCTGCGGGCTCAACCGGAGGAGGACCCGCTGAACACGCATGAGGTAGCCGTGCTCAACGGGAGCATTGATGTCACCTGGAGAGCCCATCAGGAGCATGTCTTCTACGAGGCGGAGGAAACCCTGTCAGGGATGATCATCCTCACCCCGAGGGCGGAGATTCCCGCGAGAAGGAGGAAAGAGCCTATCCCGCTGAGAGGACAGTCCGAGGAAGTATTCGATCCTCGCGCTTACTGGGAGAATAAATACCAGGAAGAAGGACCATGGTAACGAGAACCCCGAAAAAGAAACGGGCACACAAGTTCATCCCCGATCCGCATACTCACCCCCAGTCTAAATACAGGTTTTGCGAAACCTGTCTCAGGATGAGCCACTACAGAATGCACCAGCCGCTATGGTGGAGGATATTCCATAAGGAGCTGTACAGGAATTGAAAAGAGACAAGCCTCACAGATTCACCCCTTCCCCTAGGAGCATGGCGAGACCAAGATACAAGTTCTGCGATACATGCGGGAGACAGAGACACTACTACCTGCACCAGCCCTGGTGGTGGAGGATTACCCACAAGGATCAGAACTGGAGAGGCGTCCTGGAATGATCCGGATACTGAAACGAATCCTCACCAACCCAGGGCATGACGAGGACATGTGCACCAGGAGGAAATGCGCTACCTGCGAACTCCAGGACACAGGGCATTTCGAGGCACTGAAAGAGATGAATGAGCAGCTAGAAGACTAGTCTCAAAGAGTAACACAGAACCCCCTGGGAGTCTCTTAGGGGGTTTTCTGTATTCCTGCATTCGAATTCCTTACGTACGAGGGATTTTACTTTACTAAAATCTGAACTCAGAAACTGAGACAACAACCTTACGTGCTGAGAAACTTCTAGAAATTCGCTTGGTGGTCTGACGGCATTTTTCGAACATCAGCTCTATCTAAGCGAATCTTTAGCCTCGCTAACTAACCTGTGTTCGAATTCAGCTCAGGCTACGTAATTCGAACACAGTAACGTTAGTCTAGCTAACTACATCGTATATCCCTACTGTTAGCTAGGGAAACTACTTTGGTTAGCAGTGCTAACGATCCTCTGAGCTGGTCATATACGATATCGTTAGCGTGACTAACGTTCGAACGCTCGAACACTATTTCGAGTTTCTGGAGGCGCGTAGAATTCGAACTCAATATCGAACAGCGTAGCATGGCACACTCTGTTGTGTTCGAACGCTACCTGTACACTGTACGTGTACCCTGGTTGTCGAGGTAATTCGAA